TACTTTAAAATTTGGGTGGGCGAGTGCGATAAATAGTGTTGGTGATCGTGTTGCTGTTGGAGATCCAAGTGGTTCAACAATTTATATTTATGATTATGTGAATGGTGCTTGGAATTCAAATTATACAACATCTATAAGTAAACCAATATCAGAGACGTTTGGATTTGGTTTATCATGTAATGGGATAGGTAATCGTCTTATTATTAGTGGTCGTAACAAAAATAACGATACAGGAGTTGCTTATATTTACCATCGTAATAATACAACTGGTGTTTGGAGTCTAGAACGAGAATACAATGGAGTATCTACTAATAGTATGTTTGGTTGGAAAGTTTCAATAGATACTTCAGGTGATCGTGTTTTAATTAGTGAATCGTATGTTTATAGTGATATCAGGAAAGGTGGTGCTTATTTGTATTCTTATGATTATGTAGCAGATGATTGGCCGGCTACTACGACTGATTATGATGTTAGTTTTGCTGGTGTTAGTGAAAATGATAATTTTGGTAAATCGGCCAATTTAACGGGTCTCGGTCATAAAGCTTTAATTGGTTCTGACATGTATTATAATACAAATTACGGCCGCGGATATTTATATGAAGCCGCGCGTTCTTCGGAAACAAGCGATATTTATTGTAATGCTTTAGCGGTTAAAGGCGCAGATGAAATGATTGTGGCAGGATTAGGTGGAACGGATGTCACCAATCCTTTCGCCTGGAGCACGGATGGATTAACGTGGTATCCGAGTGATAATGGTGGCGATATTTTTACTAGTGAGTGTAAAGCAGTAGCATGGAATGGGTCGCGGTGGGTAGCAGGCGGTAAGAGCAGCGGCACAGGTGGACCCTTAGCCTATAGTTATAACGGCAAAAAATGGTATAAGAGCATGAATGGGTTGGCCTTATTAGGGGCGGCGAGCACGTGTAATGCCGTGTCGTGGAATGGGAAGTATTGGATGGCGAGTGTGGAAGGTGCGAGTGTGGGTGGCGGCCAAACGCAAGTGTATAGTCTGAATGGAATGTCTTGGATAGCGAGTAATAATGGCGATACGCTGTTTAGCGGCACGAGTCAAGCGTTGGCGTTGGCGACGGCGAAAGAAGGTAATACAATAAATTTGGAAAGTCGAGCGACTACGTTGGAAAGTCGAGCGACTACGTTGGAAGGTCGGGCGACTACGTTGGAAACACAACAATTTGGGATAGGGCAGAGGTGGTATAATACGAGTAATGTAGTAGATGTAAACTATATTAATAATACATCCAAAACAATCGGTGTTTATGTACAAACATATGATCCACATAATAAATCCGCTCTGTATATATTTATCGATAATGTTCAGGTACATAACAACGTTATAAATGTTGGGGATAGTATAACCGCTGTAACTACATTAGTTCCTTCTTTATCTATATATAAAATTACTAGTATTGATCCAACTGTTAATATTAAAGAATTTCGTTGATACTTTTAATCTGTATATTTTTGTTTTTGATAATTGGGTATGGAGAGAGAGGAAGTTTAAACTATATAAATGTGATTGGTCTACTTTTTATGTATACTTCATTTTCATTTTTCATAAAAAAATTTATACGCTTCATTTTTATTAATAAACTATCCTATCATAGTATATTAATAACCAACAAATGTCAGGAGAGACAACATATAAAAATTCGGTTTTACAAGAGATTTTAGCAGACGTCCATCCCGGCATTCCGATTACCTCAGATAAAACGTATGCTTCTATTCTAATGCAAGATATTGGCGAACCGATTCCGTGCGTGATGGATGCGGCATTTCGGCAACGCTTGAAAGACCATACGGCCGCCAATTTAGTGCCGGAAGAAACCATCCAAGACAAGTATGCCGATTTTACTTTAGCGCATGATTTAGTTATTTTACGCAATGAACGTTATACGCGATTAGTTGCTAGCGATGTTTATGCTTTACCGGATTTTCCGCATCCGACTGAAGCAGCAAGACAAGCGTGGTTAGATTACCGAGTTGCTTTACGCGATATTACAACGACTTATCCGACGCCTGTCACGGACGACGATGATAATTTAATTGGAATTGATTGGCCGGTGAAACCGACGGATATGCCAGCGGGCGTGACGGGCGCAACGGGCATGACTGGTCAATAAATCATATTAACATTAATAATAACATTAATAATAACATTAATAATAACATTAATAATAACAATAATATTAATATGATTTTTTATATTTAAAATATGTTTTTAAAGTCTTTTTTTAAATGTATATTTAACATATATGACTGATTATCACGCATTAGCGTATATAATGAAATCCCCTGATGGTTCAACCCCTCCATCTAATCTAATCGGAAACCAAGGAAATGTCTTATTAGCTGGTTCAAATGGTGGAATTACTTCTGATGAAACTATACATTTTCATTATGATTCAGATATGTCAATGAATATTTTAGGTGTTACGGGTCAAATCCAAACAACCCGACTTATTTTTGATAATAGTAATGTTGCCATTGGTTATCAAGCAGGTTATACTGGACAAAGTAACAATGGAATTGCTATCGGTTATCAAGCGGGTTATAGTGTACAGAGTTTGAATGCCATTGCTATTGGTTATCAGGCCGGTATGACCGGACAAGGAACAAACGCTGTAGCGCTCGGTTACCAAGCCGGTTTATATGACCAAAGTTCGAATGCCATTGCGATTGGTTATCAAGCCGGTATGACCGGCCAAGGAACAAACGCTGTAGCGCTTGGTTACCAAGCCGGTTTACACGACCAGAGTGCAAATGCCATTGCTATTGGTTACCAAGCCGGTATGACTGGACAAGGAGAAAATGCCATTGCTATTGGTTACCAAGCCGGTATGACTGGACAAGGAACAAACGCTGTAGCGCTCGGTTACCAAGCCGGTTTACACGACCAGAGTGCAAATGCCATTGCTATTGGTTACCAAGCCGGTATGACTGGACAAGGAACAAACGCTGTAGCGCTCGGTTACCAAGCCGGTTTACACGACCAGAGTGCAAATGCCATTGCTATTGGTTACCAAGCTGGTATGACTGGACAAGGAGAAAATTCCATTGCACTCGGATACCAAGCCGGTATGACAGGTCAAGGAGCAAACGCTGTAGCACTCGGTTACCAAGCTGGTTTATATGACCAAAGTTCGAATGCCATTGCGATTGGTTACCAAGCCGGTTTACACGACCAGAGTGCAAATGCTATTGCGATTGGTTACCAAGCCGGTATGAGCGGACAAGGAGAAAACGCGATTGCGATTGGTTATCAAGCCGGTATGACCGGTCAGAGTGCAAATGCTATTGCTATTGGTTATCAAGCCGGTATGACTGGACAAGGAGCAAACGCTGTAGCACTCGGTTACCAAGCTGGTTTATATGACCAAAGTTCTAACACGATTGCTATTGGTTATCAGGCAGGTATGACTGGTCAAGGAGAAAACTCTATAGCGCTCGGTTACCAAGCCGGTATGACTGGTCAAGGAGCAAACGCTGTAGCACTCGGTTACCAAGCTGGTTTATATGACCAAAGTTCGAATGCCATTGCGATTGGTTATCAGGCAGGTATGACTGGTCAAGGAGAAAACTCTATAGCGCTCGGTTACCAAGCCGGTTTACACGACCAGAGTGCAAATGCTATTGCTATTGGTTACCAAGCCGGTATGACCGGCCAAGGAGCAAACGCTATTGCTATTGGTTATCAGGCCGGTATGACTGGTCAAGGAGAAAACTCTATAGCGCTCGGTTACCAAGCTGGTTTATATGACCAAAGTTCGAATGCCATTGCGATTGGTTATCAAGCCGGTATGACAGGTCAAGGTCAAAACGCAATTGCGCTCGGTTACCAAGCCGGTTTACACGACCAGAGTGCAAATGCTATTGCTATTGGTTACCAAGCCGGTATGACCGGCCAAGGAGAAAACTCTATAGCGCTCGGATACCAAGCCGGTATGACAGGTCAAGGAGCAAACGCTGTAGCACTCGGTTACCAAGCTGGTTTATATGACCAAAGTTCGAATGCCATTGCGATTGGTTACCAAGCCGGTATGACCGGGCAGAGTTTGAATTCCATTGCGCTCGGTTACCAAGCCGGTTTACACGACCAGAGTGCAAATGCCATTGCGATTGGTTACCAAGCCGGTATGACCGGTCAGAGTTTGAATTCCGTAGCGCTCGGTTACCAAGCCGGTATGACCGGACAAGGCCAAAACGCAATTGCCATTGGTTACCAAGCTGGCACTGACGTTCAAGCTGCTAATACCATTATTTTAAATGCGACCGATGCGTCTTTAAATTCTGTTGGTGATGCAAGTGCTTGTTATATTAAACCAATTCGAAATGTGGACACCGACTATAATTCTTATGAACCGCTAGCGTATAATAAATCCACCGGTGAACTGGTTTCGGGGAATAATGTAGGTTTTCAAATGATTACAGATAGTTTTTCAGTGACGGGTGGTGGCGGCATTAGCGGCGGCGACGATAAATTATTCGCTTATAGCTATGATGGGATTACCTGGTCACAAGATGAAAGCGCTACAACAAAACGGACCTTTACTGATGGCAGTTGTAATACGATTGCCTATGACGGAAGTCTTTGGTTCGCTGGTGGAGTAGGAGAAAATGCGATTGTTCATAGCGCCAATGGTATTTTATGGGAACGCAATGACGACAATGCACGTTCAGTCTTAGACAGCGGTAATTGGCGTGCTCCTGTGGACATTTCATATAGTTTAACAGGCACGGGCGAAAGTGAAGCCTTCGGCACGAGTCTAGCGTTGAATAGTCGCGGTAACCGGATGGCTGTCGGTGTGCCAAATTTCACTTCTAGTGATATAAGCGGCGTAGTAGCTATTTATGATTTTTCTTTTAATAGCGATGCTTGGATAAAAACCTTTGATATAAGCGGCGGTTCGGCCGAAGTAAGTGAACGATTTGGTGCGAGTGTGGTTATGGACGGCAGTGGAACGCGTATAGCCGTTGGTGCGCCACATTATGGTTCCGGTCAAGATGATGGAAGAGTATATATATTTGATTGCTCGTATAATGATGCTTCATTTAATCCATTATCGACGTTTTGGGGTAATGGTATTTCTATTGATAAAATTGGAAGTAATGAAAAATTTGGTTCCACACTAGCAATGAATGCTACTGGAACTCGATTATTAATTGGAGCACCAAATAATGGTGATAATGAAGGAAAAGTATATAGTTTAGATTATTCTGCAAGCGCACATACGTGGGAAAGAACTTATACTAATCAATTTTTTGAAATTCAAACTACAGATGGCTATTTCGGTTATAGTATTGCTATGAATGCCGCCGGTACGCGTTGTCTTATCGGTGAACCAGATAATGGGACTGGCCATGTTTATGGTTATGACTTTTCGATGAGTACAGGTGTTTGGGGATTGACAACAACGGGAACTAGCGCAGTTGCCGACCAAGATTTGTCTTACAATCCGGCGGTATTTACTGCTTCTTTTGGACACGCGATTACCATGAATGACGCAGGTGATTGGTGTGCGGTAGGTGCGCCAACGGCTGGTAGCGGACGCGGGGCGGTGGGTATTTACCGAAACAATTATCGTGAGTGGTATAATTATACGGACATTTCCGGCCAGGTCGCCGGCGAAAATTTCGGTAGCTCGGTCGCGATGAATGGAGTAGGCGACCGCTTACTTATTGGCGCTACGAAAAATTCGGGCGGAGGGTCAAATGAAAAAGGTAAGAATTATGTCTATAATTATAATGCGAATACCTTAACGTGGGAATACGAACGGGATATTTCGTCTAATGTTCTTACCGACAGCAATGAAGGCACGGCGTTAGCGATTGATACGCTCGGTAATCGGTTTGTCAGTGGCGCACCTACCGGTGATGGCTCAGTTGCCGTTTATGATAGGCAAATGAAATGCAATGCTTTAACAAAAAATGCCGGGAACTGGATTGGCGGCGGCAATGCGGTGCGCGTAGAAGAAGATACGCCGTTTGCGTATAGTGCCGATGGTATTACGAATTGGCAGGCGGCAGCAAAAGGAAAAGAACAGGCGATTCTGCGTAAAGAATTGTTTTATGCGCCGACGGCAACGAATAACTATTTTGGGAATGCTTGTGCGCTGAATGCGGCAGGCACGCGGTTAGCGGTGGGATCTTCTGCGGCGAATAGCAGTTATGGTCGCGTGTGTATTTACGATTATGATATGAGTTTAAATGATTGGTTTGCCGAACCGACAAAAGTGTTGACTGGCAATGATAGTGTCGGTTCATCATATTATGGTATGAGTGTTGCTTTGAATGCTGCCGGAGATCGGTTAGTGGTCGGCGAACCTTGGTATGATGATACTGGTGTTACTAATCGTGGGAAAATTTATATTTACCATTATAATCATACTACCGGTCAATGGCCGACGACAGCGACAACCGTTTATGTAGGAGATTCTGCAAGTGATCACTTCGGCGTTGCTGTCGTAATTAATGCTGTTGGGAACCGGGTTGCGATAGGTGCACCATATGATGATAATGGAGTAACTGATTCCGGTAGTGTCTTTATTATTGATTATAATGACGATACAGGAGAATGGCCTAATGGAACTGCTGCCAGTAGTATTATTGGACGTATAAAAGTTGCGTATTCGGCTGAATATCAGCAATTTGGTGGTAGTCTATCGTTTAATGCCGCGGGAGATGTATTGGCAATCGGTGCTAGTGGTGTTACTTCTTTTGCTAAAACTGGTGCGATATTCATTATAGAAAGGGATAATACAACAGGTCAATGGGGTAGACTTGATCGAACGATAGGAACGGATATTTCGATAACTAATGGTAGTTTTACTACAAGTTATAATATGCAGGCGGCATCGGCCGATACGAATTTAGCGCGGTCGGTTTCCTTAAACGCCAAAGGCGATCGGTTAGCAATTGGCGAATTTGAATATTCTACTAGTACCGGTCGTGTCCATCTAATTCATTATGATTATTTGAATAAACGATGGTGGACAGATGGTAATAAGATAACTAATTGTTCAACACTGGTGCGTTATTATCAAGGCGTTTCAACAAATGATTGGTTTGGATGGAGGGTAGCCTTAAATGCGGCAGGTGATCGGTTGATTGTAGGGTCGCCCTATAGTGATGTTCCGACCAGCGATATTGGGTCGGTTCAAGTTTTTGATTATGATTATACGACAAGACAATGGCCAGGACCGAGTGGCACGTATAGCAGTAAACAAACATATGAATTTTTTGGGCATGAAGGAGACAACCCTTCTTATTTCGGTGGATCAGTTGCGATTAATGCTTCTGGAAATCGGATTGCGTGTGGTGCGAATCGACTAGGTGATACAAATGACTTCGTCACTCACGCTGCCTCCTATTATTATGGCACGCAAAACGGCTACGTCCGTTTATACGATTTATTGACGATGCCAATACAACTCGAGGATTGCCGTGCCTTGACGACATTTAATGGGAACGTGATTGCCGGTGGGAAACGAGGGAGTGAGGGAAAACATATGTTTGCTATAAGCAGCGATAATGGCGTCTCGTGGACGAATACTCAGGTCGATGATGAGGTGTTCTTTGGCGAACAGACGTATGATTGGTCGGGAAATCGATTGACGTTTCCAATAGAAAAAGTATCGAAGTATACGGAGCAATTTTTTGGGCGAAATGGAACGGGGAATACTGACACTAATGGCGCTTTTGGTTGGTCTTCAGCAATAAATGCGAAAGGAACGCGGTGTGTTATTGGCGCGCCATTAGCGGGAGGCAGTGATATAGGAGTCATTAATATTTTTCATAATGATGATGGTTATGGATGGGTATTGAAAGGATCATTTATAGGGGATGATGTGGGGCATACCATTTTTGGAAATATGGGAAGTATCAATGCTTTAGCCATGAATGATGTAGGTGATCGTATCGTAGTTGGTGCTCCTAATGAAGATTTTTTCGCCAACGTTGCTGGTTCTGTTTATATTTATTTTTATGTGAATGATGTATGGGTCTTAAATAAACGCATTGATGGTGATATAGAATATAGACGTTTTGGTTTTTCGTGTTCGATGAATGCTATTGGTGATCGCATTATTGTTGGTGCCAATGCTGAAGATTTAGCACAAGCCGGAAGCGGTTATATTTATCATTATATATATGGTGCATGGTATTTACAAAAAAGTTATTCGGAAGGTAATGCAACAACTGCCAGCAGCAGTGAATTTAAATTCGGTTTTGCATGTGATATGAATGACGCGGGTGACCGCGTGGTTGTCAGTTCTCCCTTAGATGATAAAGTATGGATTTATGATTATGTAAATGGTAGTTGGAATGCAAATGCAACAATAGAACTTATAAGTAGCATGACAACTACTCGTTATGGACATTCGTGTCGTTTTAACACCTTAGGTGATCGGCTTATTGTAGGGGATAATGAAACTAATACAGATACAGGTTCAGTCTATATTTATCATCGTAATAATACGACTGGTGTTTGGCCAACAAGTGCTACTAAAACTTATGATGGATTAGCGTCTAGTAATTATTTTGGTTATCAAGTTGCAATGGATGGTTCTGGCGATCGCATTATCGTTGGTGCACATGAATCAGATCCTAATAGTAATACGGCAGCAGGTTCAGTCTATATTTATTCCTATGATTATGAGAATGATCGGTGGCCGCTGACTAATATCGATTATGATATTAGTTTTAATGGTATTGTGGCAAATGATAGGTTTGGTATTTCAGTGCGATTTACACGTCTAGGACATAAAGCATTGATTGGTGCTCAAATGAAAGGTAGTGCGAATTACGGCCGCGCATATTTATATGAAGCCGTGCGCTCTTCAGCAACTAGCGATATCCATTGTAATGCTTTAGCAGTTAAAGGTTCCAATGAAATTATCGTGGCAGGATTAGGTGGAACGGATGTCACTAATCCTTTTGCGTGGAGCACGGATGGATTAACGTGGTATCCGAGCGATAATGGCGCGACGATATTTACTGGGGAGTGTAAAGCAGTAGCATGGAATGGGTCGCGGTGGGTAGCCGGCGGTAAGAGTAGCGGCACGGGTGGACCTTTAGCCTATAGTTATAACGGCAAAAAATGGTATAAGAGTATGAATGGTTTGACCTTGTTGGGTGCGGCGAGCACGTGTAATGCGGTGTCATGGAATGGGAAGTATTGGTTGGCGAGTGTGGAAGGCGATAGTGTGGGTGGAGGGCAAACACAAGTGTATAGCAATGACGGAATCACATGGCTAGCAAGTAATAATGGTGATACGTTGTTTAGCGGGACAAGTCAAGCGTTGGCGTTGGCGACGGCGAAAATGGGCGGAGCGGGAGCGGTAGATAATTCTATTACGAGTTTGCAAAGTGATGTCGCGACATTACAAGCGCAACAATTTGGAATCGGACTAGTTCCACATAATATTAAGTTCACAATTTCAGCAAATGTATGGTATATAAATAATAGAACTTATCCGATAATAATTGCTTTCATGGGTTCCAGTGGTGGAGAAGTATATTATTCAACTGATGGAGGAATAACAAGTTCCTCAAATATTTTTAGAATTGGTAATCCAGGATTTGAGTCCAATGGTACTTTAATTGTATCTCCAGGACATGCATGGAAGATGACCAATGTTACAAGTTATTTACATATGTTTTATTAAACTTGATTTTTATACATAAATTTATACGCTTATTTTTTATTAATAAACTATCCTATCATAGTATATTAATAACCAAAGGATGTCAGGTTATAAACATAGTGTTTTAGTAGAGATTTTAGCGGACGTCCATCCGGGTATTCCGATTAGTTGTGATAAAACGTATGCTTCTATTTTAATGCAAGATATTGGCGAACCGATTCCGTGCGTGATGGATGCGGCATTTCGGCAACGCTTGAAAGACCATACGGCCGCCAATTTAGTGCCAGAAGAAACCATCCAAGACAAGTATGCCGATTTTACTTTAGCGCATAATTTAGTTATTTTACGGAATGAACGTAATAAGCGATTAACGGATAGTGATATGTTTGGACTAGCCGATTATCCTTTTTCAACTGATGTCATCAAACAAGAATGGTTTACCTATCGGCAAGCTTTACGCGATATTACAACGACTTATCCGAATCCAGTAACCGACGATGATGATAATTTAATTGGGATTACTTGGCCGTCGAAACCGACAACAAAGTAGAGAGAGAGAGAGAAAAGGGGTAAATAAATAATGTATAACATTATATTGTTTTTAATAAAAATTGTTTAATACATAAAAATTTTTTTAATAAAAATTGAATTTGATTTCTATTAAAAGGAGAAGAGTATATTCATAATCAACTTACTATAATGACGAGTCACCATAACGTAAGCAACAATCCGCATCCGCGCGACGCTCTTATTGAATTCGATGCTGGTCCACATAAATATACGTGTGCCGGTGAAGCAAATTATACCTCGGTGACCAAGTGGAACCATTCACATTTTAAACAATTTGATGCGGATGCGATTATTACAAAAATGATGGCCAATGAGCGGACGTGGAAAAAATCGCCCTATTATGGCAAAACGCGTGAAGAAATTAAAGCGGGGTGGGATAAGAACCGCGATGAAGCCGCGCAATTAGGGACGGATATGCATTATGGGATTGAATGCTACTATAGGGGGGACCCCCTGACCCCCCTTGTGTGTGATGGTGGTGGTGGTGGTGGTGCTGGTGGTGGTGGTGGGTTGACGTTATCGCCTCATTTCCTCGCATTTCTCGCCGATAATCCAAATTTAATTCCTTACCGCACCGAGTGGATGATTTTTGACGAAGACATCCGTTTAGCCGGTTCAATCGATATGGTGTATGAAGGCGATGGTGAAAATGAACTGATGATTTATGACTGGAAACGCTGTAAAGATATTAAAAAAATGAATACATTCGGCGATTTTGCCTTAACGGATTGTATTGCACATTTTCCTGATACGAATTTCTGGCATTACGCACTTCAATTGAATACGTATAAGGCGATTTTAGAAGCAAAATATAATAAAAAAGTCACACGGATGTGTTTGGTTTGTCTTCATCCAAATCAACCTTCTTACCAAGTATATAAAGTGCCGGATTTATCAAAAGAACTTGCGGAATTGTTTGCATTACGAAAAGAACAATTGGCTGGTTTAACTTAACTTAACTTATTCACTTATTCACTTAAAAATGTCTCATCTATAAAGTATTAGTAAACATACTTTTTTTCATTTATAATGACACAATTTGTATGTTTAAGTGGTATGCCGCGTAGTGGTTCGACGCTTCTTTCATCTCTCTTATCACAAAATCCAATGATTCATGCTGAAGGAAATTCAGCGGTTTGTCAACTCATATGGGATATGACAATGTCGTGTACATATAATGTAAATGAGCAATTAAAATCAAACCATCGCGAAGAGACAATGAGAGATTTAATTGTTCAAATACCAAATACTTATTATAAGAATGTTCCAAATGGGACAAAATGTATCGTAGATAAATGCCGGTCTTGGACGAAATCATCAAATGTTGAACTTTTACAAAAATACATTGATCCGACTATAAAAATAATTGTGATGGAAAGGTCGGTGACAGCAGTGGTTGAATCATTTTATAATTTATTTAAAAAGAATGATTGGAGTGATGAAATAATCCATCGTTGTTTAAATGAAATGCTAGAGCCAGGAACAGAGCCAATTATGAATTCGCTGGATGGAATAAAAATGGCGCATGAGGCTGACGCTGACGCTGACGCTAATGCTAATGCTAAATTTTTATTTATTCATTATGATGAACTAGTAGACCATCCGGAAGAGACTATAAAACGTATTTATACATTTTGTGAATGGGGCGAACCCATTATCCATACTTTTACCAATGTAGTAAATAAGTATCCAGAAGATGATAATTATTATAATATCAAAGGCTTTCATACGATACGACCGATGGTAAAGCGAGAGATAAATAAATATACATTGCCGTCGGATATTCTAGCGAGATGTAAGGGAATAGATCAGGAGTTTTTGCAATAATGATATATAAATGAATAATGATATATAAATGAATAATGATATATATAAAAAACTTAAATATAAATCCAGTTCAATATTAATAACCAAAGGCAAAAATGATGATTAATACGACTACTATACCTACTCAAATGAATGAATTTACTTGGACTGATATGTTTACCTCTTATTCAACTTGGTTTATATTTAGTATGGGTATCATTGAAATTGTTATGCATTATGTTTGTAAGAATAATGGCGCTTATGATGATGAAGAGGAGGATGAAGAAGAAAAATATACGGATAAATATGTTGATGAATTTAAAGCATTGACGCGCCGAGAATTGACGAAAGAAGAAATGGTTTTATTGAAGACAAAAATTGTGCGTGAAACAATGCCGGATGATAATGTTGTTGTTATGACATATGATATTGACCTTGAATGTTTTTGCTATTATACCGATCATTTGAAGGATGTTAATTATAATATGTTAGAAACAATTGCGCGAAAATATGCGATTGAATATGATTGTAAATTTATTTGCGTGGAAGCGGAAAATGATGATGCTGATGATGATGCTGCCGACGACGACGATGATGATGCTGCCGCCGCCGACGACGATGCTCATGCTGATGAGCCTGTAGTCGCAGAAGCCGAGCCGAAGTCTGTTTTTGCAAAATTTAAAAAGTACAATACAGGTGGAAAAGGAGCCACTCCTAATTTTAATCCGCCAGTAAAGGTTATTGAACAATCAAATCATTTTAGATTTAAGGGAAAATTATGTGATTATGAAGAATACAAAACGAATGAAGATAAGGGACAAAAATCTAAAAATGAACCTGTATTAGATTACGCTAATTATAAAAATCTTTTAGAGAAGAAAGATAATTAATTATAAAAAATAAAACCTTGCCATAATATAGTTTAATATTATGGCAAAAAAAGATGATGCTGAAGGCAACAAAAATGAAGATGAAGGCAACAAAAATGAAGATGAAGGCAACAAAAATGATGGAGCATTAGGTGATGATGGAAAAAATTCGGATGGAAAATGTGTTGGAGAAGATTCGTGTATAATGAGAGGGGTTGCTGATAAATTAATTACTCACAAAAAAATGCAAGGGCTTGACCAAATGGCCAAAGATAAATTCCGTTCTATGTTAAAAAATGGTTGGGGTGCTTTAAATGATAAAGCAAAATGTGTTTCTATGGTTACAGAAGAATTGCCAAATGTAGTGCCAAATATGATTGAGAAAATAGGAAGTTCTACTTCTGGTGCTATTGATAATGTATCAAATTCTATCAAAAACTTATTTGACCAAGTATCCGGTCAAGAAATCAAAGGGTATCCGGATATTTTTGGCCCTTTTGAAGTAGGATATGCTATGATTATTATCAAAATCCAAAATATTATTAATCAAATTGTATTAGGCTCAGACGCAGATAAAATATTAGCAGATCCAAATATTAAATCAGGTGAATTGCTTGATAAAATGATGCGAACAAGTAAACGCTATAAAGATGCGGTTGAACAAGCTGAATTTAAAAATATTTTTGAAGAATGGATGAAAAATTATGTTGATGCATTATTGAAAACATTAGATATTGCTCAACCCGAAATAGATAGAATAAACAAAAGATTAAGCAGCATCATAGAGGGGATGGGTGAAAATATTGGTGAATCTATTTCTCATGCGCTAGTCAATGTTATTTCGGCAATTGTTTCAAATATACCAGTTGTTGGTGGTATTGTGAAAGTAATTCTTTCGGCGGATGAATTAGGACAAGAATTGATTGATGGGTGTAGACCACTTGCAAAAGCGGCTGGAAGTATGGCGACCGTTGTAGATGGTGTTATTAACCAAGCTAATAAAACAACATGTAAAATAAGTGAACTAGGTAAAAAGTTAGAACCGGTTTTGAATATTGGTTCTTCGCAGGCTGGTGGTGGTGTGGGGAGAAAGAGAAAGACAAGAGAAAGAAAATTAAATAATACGACTCGGCGTATAAAATATATGTTAGGTCAATTTAAGTGTAAAAAAAATAGTAAACCAAATTATACACGTAGAATCATGAATTGTAGAAGGTGTTATTTATAAATATAAATATAAATGACCTTGTTATTGTTTACTTTTCCATTCCTGAAAACCAATGCTTTTAACTAGATGAAATGAAGACTCTAAATGCGATTGAGCAATACGGAGAACATTCTTTTCCATTGGCGTTAATTGGGCGATATAATTGCTTATGTCGGTGTCTTCCTGAGATAAATCCGGTTTTGGTTTGATGATGAATTTTTTCTTTTTTATTTGGGAAGTTTGTTTCTGGGTTTCCATAATAGCGATTGTAGTAGTTAAATTAGTTTTGTATATAAATCAATTTTATATACAAATATATGTATTTATTTATTTATTATTATTATTATTTATACAAGAGAGATATAACAAATAACATTTTTTAATTGTTTTTGATTATTGTTTAACATTTGGGTTAATTCTGTTTCTATTTTATAGCCATTTGTTTGACAAATTGTAAAAAAATCAGGTAATTCATCGATGGTTAATGGTTCATTTGTTATACTATTATAAATAGCATAAAGACAATTTGATTGTTCAGCTCTTGTACGAAATGCCGAAATGCGCTGCGGTTGTATATTTATTCTTTTTGTATAATTAGCCAATGGCCCTGCTGGCATTTGATTGATAATTAAAATATTTTTATAATTAAAATATGAATCAGTATAAGTTTCACTTGTAATAGAATACATTTTTATATATATTTGATTTTTATATATATTTGATTTGGGTGGTTTATTGAAAAAAATTGAAAACTTTTATAACTATATTTCTAATCCACACTATCTATCCAGATAAAAAATGGCAACATCTGTATCTGCTGTATCTGCTGTAATGGCGCAAACGAATGAAATTACAACCATCAAGCGCGAAGGTGACGGTGACGTTGACGTTGATGTTGACGGCGAAAACAATACTAAAATTTTCAGATATAAATTGAGTGATGACATATTACATATCATTACTCAATTTGCAAAAATTCATCAGCTGGATGATCGGCATAGCTATAAAGAAGCTTGGGAAGTATGGTTAAATGAAAACAAAGAATGCATTGAAGACGAAACTGACCGATTAGTTGCGGCCGGCTATAAGGGGGATGTGGAAGAAAAAATGTATATTGCGGGGCGTTATTATTTCAGGGAAAAAGTAAAAATCAAAAAAAATAAGGGGGAGGTGGAGGGGGAGGGGAAGGGGAAAAAGGTTTCTGCAGTAAGTAAAAAAAAGCGTGAGTATATTGTTATGGGGAAGGATTTCATAAAGGCGATTGATGTCCATTTATTAACGGCTATGAAACAAAAAGGTTTTAAACCGGCATTCGCTTATAAAACTTTTTGCGAACAACATATTGAGTTATTGCGAACTGAAATTCGCCGTTTGGTAAATGAAGAAAAACATATCTTTACGGATAAAGATATGAATATGAAGATCAAAAAAACCTATAAAAATCGTTATTTTATGCTGTCAAAAGCGGGCGAAGGCGAAGATTCTGAAAATGAAGATTGAAAATTTAAATGGGGCAACCGCCTCCCCCACATCCACCAACATGTTGACCACCAGTGCATCCGCAATTACCGCCAGACATGTTTTTTTTACTTATTAATTTATTTGCCTTTTTTTTACATTTATTACACAATTTAAGTTCATCGAGTAATCCTTGAATATCAACCGAAGGAGTTCTAGGTGTAGAGTTAGAACTAGATTTAGAACTACTTTTGAACGATTTCGTGGAATTTTTACGACTTTTCTTATTTTCGCCCTTATTTTTTTTACGCGCGTGTGTTTTGGCTTTTCCTTGAATGTATTTGGGGTGTTTTCCTTCTTTAATTTGAGCCCAATCTTTTTTAGCTTCAGGAACAACATCACGAATTGACGGCGAATTACCTTTATCCTTTTCTTCCTTAAGTTTCATTTTGATTAATTCTAACCAAGTAATCGGGGTTTTGCTCATTTGTAAATTATAACTAGAAAATAAATTATATGAATACATAAAATTATATGAATACAGATAAAATTGAATTATATTAAAGGTAAGTTGTAATGGTATACAATAGTTCAATATGGTTAAAAACGCAGGAGGAAACAAGTCAAAGAAAGTTGCGCGTAAAAATGTCTCTTCAACAACAACGCATGATGTAAGGCGTGCTACTGATTCTAATGAAATGTATGCGTCTGTTACAAAAATTTATAGTGCGCAACGATGTGGTGTTATTGGAGCAGATGGAAATACATATCAATGCAATGTTCGTGGAAAATTCTTGAAAAATAAACGAAGTGGTGATGGCTTAGGTCCTGGATGCTGGGTTTTGATTGGATTTTATGACTGGGAAGTGCGAAGCGATGGAAAAAAAAATTGTGATTTATTAGAAATATATTCAGCAGTAGAAAAAGATAAATTGAAACAATTTGAACCCCAGAATTTATCAGTTCTTTTGAAAATCGATGGTGGAAGTGATTTGACATTTTCAAATTTCCATAAGGATAAAGATGGCAATGAAAATGACAAAATTGTAGAAGAAGAAGAACAAGTAGAAGTTATTCCATCGTTAGAAAGTCTCCTTAATGTTCAAAAAAGGGAAAGCAATAATACAACAAATGACCAAATGGATTGGCTTACGATTAATGAAAAAGATATTTAAAATATATTAAGAAGACCAACCAATCCAACTAGCCCAAGTGCTACTTTCTGTTTTTTTTTCTGGCGTTGGCGTTGGCGCTTCTACAGGTGCTGGCGCTGGCATTGGCGCTGGCGCTTCTATTGGCATTGGCATTGGCGCTTCTACAGGTGCTGGCGTTGGCGCTGGCATTGGCACTGGCACTGGCGCTGGCATTGGCATTGGCGCTTCTACAGGTGCTGGCGTTGGCGCTGGCATTGGCACTGGCACTGGCGCTTCTACAGGTGCTGGCGTTGGCGCTGGCACTTCGCTAACTGGCACGGGTATTAATTCATCATCAACAATCATCATAACTTCTTGTCCTAAATTATCGGTTAAAATTTCTTCTGTATCATTCATTTCTGTATCATTCATTTTTATTTCACAAGGAATTCGATATATAATTTTGCTAGTAGGTAAATAAGGCTCAATAATATCACCAGCCCATTGATATTCAATATCATTTAATGTATTTATAATTTCATCCCAATCTTGTTCTAGTATAATATCATTTTCAATATATTGTTCAACCGGAGGAACAATACTACGTAAATTAGTTATTGTTTTACGATAATACATTAAATACTTTCGCAATTGTTTACTGGATATATTATTTTTATTCATACCATGTTGAGAATAATAAGAAACTGCAATATTGCGAGCAAACCAGCCCCATATAAATGATTTTTCTCGAGGTAAATAATGGCATATATCCGAAATATAATACGGAAATACATTTATATCATAACGCATTTGACCTACAACCTGATATACGATATAATCAAATAAAGGCTCATTGTATATATTACCAAAACTCTTATCCAATGACAGAATGCATGGTTTAATAATAGACCAACCCATTTGTTGTTTTAATCCATCAAATGCTTTCATTACAAAATGATCTAGCATTGGCTTGTAATCATATCCTTGCTGGGTTTGTCCAAATTGAATAAATCCACATAACATATAACAGGCCATTTCTTGATTATGTTTACTGGTATGAAAAATCAATCTATATAAAAGTGATAATGAATCATTTCCTGCTTCATAATTTTCAAAAATATCATTCAATGTGATTGCGGTCATCTCTCTTACAACAAATTTATCATTTGAATTTATTTGTTTTATTAATTCTAATAAATGATATTTGAGGGAATGGGAATGGGAATGGGAATCATCATTATCCCTCTCTTTCTTAATTTCGTTATCGTTCATTCTTATTGTATCTCTTTAAATATCTTTAAGTTTTTTTTAAGAATTTCTTTATGATTTATACGTCTCGTTTTTTTATTATTATCTACCATTGATATGCGTCTTGTATGGTTTACAATTGGTTTTTCTTCCATAAATATAAAAAAAAGAGCATTTAAATCTTGAAACATATGAATAGAATCTTCGAAATGAATATCATTCAAATATTTCTCTGTCTTTATAAAACGATTTTCGAATAAATTACTTTTTTCTTCATTTACAAAATCACTTACTTCGACAGGTTCTAGGTCAATATTATATTGGAGTAATGATTTAAGTTTATAATTTACCGAAAATAGATACTGATAACGTTTAATAAAGGACATGATAATATTACGTTTTAATAAACCATTTTTTTCTAATAAACATCTATCGCGATGTGTATGCTCTAATTCATTATCCTTATTAATATAAAGTAAATAAATTCCAATCGAGGTAACAGGCTCTTTATAAAAATCATTGTATATAGATTCTGATTTTTTATATTCATTTACCCACGTAGTATCTAATATTTCATCATCGGAATCTATATCACTTATAGCGTCATCTTTATCGTCTTCTTCATCTTCTTCATCTTCATCGTCATCTTCATCGTCTTCTTCATCTTCTTCATCTTCTTCATCTTCGTCTTCTTCTTGGTCGTTTTCGTCTTCTTCTTCCTTTTCTTCTAGTTCTTCTTTTTCTCTATTATCAATATCCATTATAAAACATATATATTTTGATAAAAAAAATTATACTTATTACAAATGTTTTTCTTTATTTCTTTATTGTGTTTGATTTAATATATATTATCACTATCATACTCACTAGAATCATATTCACCTGAACCATTTTCAACATCATTTTCATATATCTCATCTAAAGTTGGTTGTCTATAATATTCAGACAAATCTCCTAATCGTTCAACATCCATATCACGTTCATATTGTTCTCGTGCAATTCGGTATTTAAACAAAATATTCCCCAATTTTATATCTTCTAGATGATCGCGATTTTCCCATAGAATTGGCTCACCATATTTGTATTGAATTGCTCCATTATTTTTTCGGATATAAACCCAGCCTGGTTTCAAATCACTTTTTTTCTCAATTTTTGCGACTTCCGTCTTTTTAGATAAAGCACTTGAAAAGCTAATTGGAGTTCCAGCTTTTTTATTATTTGTCTTCATCGTATCATTTAATGAAGGAAAGGCATTTTCATCATTTACTGGTGCGACCTCTTTTTTCAGTGCTGATTTTTTAGTGGTTGTTTTTGCTGCTGATGCGCGGTTGCGCATGGAAGGAGGAATGTATGTAGCAGGCATTTTTGGTTTGTTGTTATATTAACTATTGTATTATATCTAAATGTTTTATTACATTTTCAATTTTTTCTGAAATGAAATAGAAATAAACAATTCTTTTACTTTATTATTCTATAATCTATAATTAATCATGATGGAATCAAAATATGATTTGATTTACAATTCTATTAAGGACCAAAAATCAGAACATAGAGAGATTTACGATGAATTAATTTCATTGGTCTTAAATCTAAAAGGAGGAGTTAAATACATAAAAAAATCTTGTAAGATTGAACCTTTGCAATGTAGTGCTATCGATAATGATAATGATAATTATAAGAAAATAGATAAATTTGCTCTTCAGCTATCACTTCAATTAAAAGCCTTAGAAGAGAAAGGATTTAGTTTGCTTTTTTTACAAGTAAGCGATATTTTAGTTATAAATGATGACCTATATTTATTGGCCAATTTATCACAAATGGTGCCGTTGAATAAGAAGGATAATTCGCATTTTGTATTGGCTTGTCCGAATGTGTATCCCTTTCCAAAAGAAGTATGTGCTCCTGAACTTTTAGAAATGAATGCTCTGCCTTTTATTAGTCATCGTAGTGCGAGTTATTATAGTTTGGCCTTATTGTGTTTGACCCTTTTAAAATGTTCCAATCTCTCTTTAGATAAATTACAAGGGACTAAATTAGTTTATTTCATAGAGAGATGCTTGAAGAAAGAACCTATGGAACGAATGTGTTTGTATTTTTAAATAGTGAACCTGTCATGTATTTTCTGCTGTTATTCTATATGTCTATTGTTGCTTTAAAACGAAATTCTAAACGATTTCAAGTTCCTGTTTCAGCTAATGGATTTTCTTTAAATGGTGGTCATAGAAATCAACGCGCTATTGGTGATACAAATTTATCGGCTTTAGGAAACGGACATTATAACATATGTAGTAGCAACGATCCTTCTATTATAAAACCATCGGCGAAAAACACGAAAGGGTATTTGTATTCTTCCGTAAAATATCCGACGTGTAAGGCGAATGGAACATGTGCTGAAGGTAGCCAATCGATTTGGGTGAAGAATTTCTCGCCTGAATATCGAAGTGCCGGCGAACATACGACGAATGTTGTCCAAGCAAGTTCGGCGGTGTGTGTTACCGAGAAAGCGGATTCAAGTGGTGGGGATACATTATCGTACTGTAAAGCTCGTAGTTATCATATTGGGGGAAAACGTTTTTACACGACATATAATGCAAAGAATAGTGGTCAATATGGGCAGGGGGCTCTTTCGGCCGGTGAATACCTTAAAGCTGGTTTATTGAAATACAAGAAATTCAATTGTGATACAACTACAAAAAGTATTGCACCGATACCAGTTGCTTTAATGAACAGCACTTGCACGCACTCGTGTTAAATTAAAAACACACAAACACACAAAAAACATATACTTGTTTAAAAACATATAAAACCATAACGTATTATATGTTTATATCAAAGTTTCTCTCTATGGCTGCTTCGCTTACAAGTTGTATGCCTCATTATTTGCTTCGCTTGAAAGTGTCAGATGAAATGCGTGAACTTTATCAACCTGCCGTATTGTCCCACAATAAAAAGATGAACGAACAATGTTATTTTGACGCTGGATTTGACCTTATTTGTCCAACAGATGTAGAAGTTACTGGTCTTACTACAGCTAAGATTAATTTAGGTGTTAGTGGATCAATGGCGTATATTGATAATGATAATGATAATGATAATGATAATGCATCTTCTTCTCCGAATGTTTCGATGCCTGTTGGTTATTTTCTGTATCCACGTTCTAGCACCGGAACAAAGACCCCACTTCGTTTGGCGAATTCAATTGGCGTTATTGACTCTGGATATCGAGGCAATTATATTGCAGTGTTTGATAATGTGCGCCCAGGTACATTTAAGGTAGAGAGTGGACAACGCCTTGTCCAAATTTGTGCGCCGAATATAATGTATCCTATAAAGGTGGAACTTGTTGATGATTTGGGGGAAGATACTTTGCGGGGTGCTGGGGGATTTGGCTCAACGGGGAAGTGAGATTTGTTTGTTTGGTTGGTTAATAATTCAACTGAATAATTTCTTTACTCATACCTTCTAATGTAAAAAAATGTTTGATTGTTTGATAATATTCTAACATTTGTGTGTACTCTATTTCAGTAATAGAATTTAATGTTTTTTCTAAAGTATCAAGATTATATACTTGACATACTATACATAATTTATTATAATCAATTTTGTCTTGAAATGGTAACCAATTAATATCATTCCAAACATAAATAGGAATTGTGCGTAGTTTTAGACATTCAAAAAAACGAAAACTAGAACGACCATAACCTCTTGGCGCAAAAGCAAATTTGGAGTTTAAAGTAGTTGTAATAAATGTATCTTGATTATTTTTATTTACAATTGGTGTCCAACCACCAGCGTTTATCATTTTAAAATTAGAATTATGTTGAAACTTATTAAACATCATTTCTCTGACATTGGGAGACAATGTATTGGATGTAATATTACCAATAAATGAGCACAATATATTTTTTTCAGAAAAGGATTTAATAGGTATATTTAATAATATGTTATTTTTGTCTTCATATATAAGAGGAATTGGGATATCACCTGAACATGCACCATAAATAATAGTATTTTTTGGTAATTTTAATTTTGGACCATCATCGTATTGAACAATAGTAAAGTAACCTTGTGATGATGGATTGTTATTTATCCATATATCTAATGCATTTTGCATTTCATTTTGTTTAGAATTAAACCAACCTTCTATTTGAAAATTAGTCCATAACGCAGGTATATATTTTCGTTTTGTTTGAATATTATTATCATTCATATATTTTAAAAAATATTCTTCAAGATATAATCCATTTTTAAAGGGAGGATAAGTATCTTTATTTTTACAATAAAATAACTGATTTGGTATTAGGCTCATAATAATATAATAATAATATGTTTATATTATTTAATAAAAGTAATCAAAATTATTATTTAATAAAATAATAAATAGGATATGTGTTATTTGGTTTATATAAAAATTGTAATTTCATATTAATCAGTTGTGCAAATTCATTAACTGCCTTAGTAGTTCCAGGATGACAACTGTTATAATCATCACCTAATAACCACCCCCCTTTTTTTACCTTTTTCCACCAAAATGGTAAATCATTTGATACAGCATTATAACTATGATCCGCATCAATAAATACTAGGTCCAATGATTCATCTGGTATTTGATCATTTGTTATAGATATACTAGGTTGCCTATGCCAAATATAGTTATCATTATGTTCGCTTAAATGATGTTTAATGTTTTTGACCAATTTTTCAAAACCACCATATTTAATCACATCATCAGCAAAAGCATCATTTGGATAAAAACACATAGGATCAATTAAATGTAACATATCCAATTTTGTAGATTCTAAAATTTGTTTACAATGAAAACCATAACCAATACCTACTTCGGCACAATTTTTAAAATCATTATCGCGAATAACCTTACTAACTATACCATAGTAATATTGTGCCCATCCACCTTCACCTCCATCTTTACCACCACTTTTCCATATTTCTATTAATTTTTTATAAAAATCATCATAACTCATTTTATATATATAAATTTACTTCTTTAAATAAATATATTTGATATTATAACTATGTTTATTGCAATTATAATCGCAGGACATTTAAGAGGATTAAATGAAACACATAATTATATTAAAAAAATAGAGATAGAAAAAATAGATAGAGAAAAAATAGATAGAGAAAAAATTATAGTTTTTTTGCTAAAATCCAACATTGTACTACATTTTTTTCCTGATTTTCAATTCCACAATTATATATATCAGGCCAACCATGGTTATTAAATAATTGTTTAATATAATTATAATTACCCCATTGTCCTATTTCTAATATTTCAAATCCAGCAGATTTAAATAGTACAGCTAAACCCATTGGATACCACATTGAAAAATTAAAAGGAGTATCGTGTGGAATATTAATAGTAGGAACACTTGTAAAAACGCAACCACCAACTTCTAAATTGTTATAAATATTTTCTACTACTTTGTATGGATTGTAAACATGCTCTAGTGTTTGATTAAATAAAAAAAAATCATGTTTGGTAGAAGCAATAAATGTATGTAAATCATTTTTTTTTTTATTACTTGTTTCATCAATTTTATCATATAAATATAGTGTTTTATTTTCAGGATTTAAAAATTCTAATTCTGGGTCAGTTTCACTAGTATAACCTAAATTTTTACAATTTTTTAAGTTATATTTAGTTATCCACTCTATAAAATCTTGAACACAAAAACAACGAGGAGCATCTTTATGTCTCCAAGAATAATTATATTTTTTAACGGGACAATCTTTAATAAAATTTTTATTAAAATAATCTTTTTTTTTTTTTACATAATTATTATAAATATTATTTATTTCCTCTTCTTCAAAAATCATATTATATTATACATCATTAATTATATTTTTAAATAGTTATCAAAGTCATTTATATTAATAATCCGAGTGAGTATGTAATAATATATACTATATTATATACTATATTATCGGTATAAGTATTTAAATCTTGTTCCATTTATATAATTATTTAAATGGAAAGACCAAAAACAATATTTTGTGATATAGATGGAACTTTATTAAAACACGTTGGTGATGTTTTTAATCAAGCAACTGCAAAAGAATATGAGTTATTACCAAATACAATACAAGCTATAAATAATTGGGATAAACTAGGTTATAAAATTATTTTAACAACTGGGAGAAAAGAAAGTATGAGAGAAAAAACCGAAAAAGAATTATTGAGGTTAGGTATTGTGTATGACACATTAATTTTGGGATTAGGTGGTGGTGTGAGAATTATAATTAATGATAGAAAACCGAACGGAGATACAAATACGTGTTATGCTGTTAACGTTGTCAGAAATAAAGGTATTCCTTATTATGATTTTACTTCTAAGTTTGTAACTATAAGTGATGACCAACCAAAAGAAGTTATTAAACCTTGGGGTAAAGAAGAATTAATAGAATATAATGATCATTATGTGGTAAAAAAACTATATATGAAAGCGAATGAATGCTGTAGTATGCAATATCATGAATTAAAAAGAGAAACTATTTATGTTTTAAGTGGAAAAGTAAGGTTATATATTGGAAAAAATATAGATAATTTGGAACAACGTGAAATGGTAGCAGGTGATAAAGTTACTATTACACCATATACCATACATAGAATGGAAGGAATTAGTGATTGTGAATATTTAGAATGCTCAACGCCAGAATTATGGGATGTAGTAAGACTTGGTGATAAATATAAAAGAGAAAATACATTAGAAAGTGATTATAAATAAATTAATTTTGTTTATTATGAATAATATCATTTATTTTATTATATAATTCTGTTTCATTAACAATCATATTATCCATATTATCCATATTATTAGCATGTATTTTTAGATATGGTATATTTAACATTCTTGTAATTTGTTCCCATTGCCCATACCATCCAACACACTTAAAATTACTTGAAATTTCTATTATATTTGTATTTTTATTAGCAAAAATAGTAAATGTGAATGCTCCTCCAAATGGACTAACGATTATTGATGATGTATTAAATAATTTTATTTTATTTTCAACACTATAATCTTCTAGATATACTATATTAAATCCGAGCTTTGATAAATAATTATCAAAAAGTGTATCTTCATTTAAAATAGTTCTTCTATTTAAATTAAAACTAGGAGAATTTTTACACGTAATTGCCTTTTTTCTAGAAATATAAATGTATTTTTTATTATTATATTCGTAATTCGTATTTTCTAAAAATAAATTACGAACAAATTCAATATTTTCAACTTTTACAAAAGGATAATTATGATTATTATTTATAACACACCCATAATTATTTATAATCTGGTATCCTTCATTCTTATATTTATTAATATCAGTAATTAATTCAAATTTATCAGATATTAGATTTAATGTTTCAAAATTAAAATTACTAAACCCGCCTTGAGATTTCCAAGTTGTTCCTTCATCTATAATTTGATTATAGAAGCATATTTTGATTTTACCATTTATCTTAATGTTTCTATCAAATACATTATGATTTAATCTACTACAATTATAAACAGGACAATTAGAACCTTCTATTGGATTTCCTTTGGTAATATCCAATAAACCAGCCAACATTAAAAAAAACCAATGACCAATTATAGGATAACCTCTATTTTCAATATTATATATAGTTTTATCCATAATAATATTAAATATAAAATATTTAATATTTTATATTTAATATATTAATATATTAATTTTAAATTTAAATATTTAGTTCTATAAAAATGATTATATTATTATATATATTATAACGTAAATGAGTAAAATTTATTTAGGACCTATGTCAAAAAATATTATTGATACAGTTATAGAATATTCAAACAATGTAAAATTACCATTTACATTTATTCCATCAAGAAGGCAAATTGAATATAATGGAGGATATGTGAATAATTGGACAACCAAAGAATTTATTGAATATGTAAGAGAACGAAGCAATTTGATTCAGGTAGAAAGAGACCATGGTGGCCCAGGTCAAGGTACTATTGATGATGATGGTATAAAATCATTAAAAGAAGATTGCAAATATTTTGATATAATTCATATTGATCCTTGGAAAAAATATCCTGTTTATGAAGATGGGTTAATTGAAACAATAAAAGCATTAAATTTTTGTTATAATGAAAATCCTAATTTAAATTTTGAAATATCAACAGAACAAGGAATACGAAGATTTGATGTAGATGAGTTAGAGAGATTTATTTTAGATTTACAAAAATCAATAGAACCAGAAATATATAAGAGAATTAAATATTTTGTAGTTCAATGTGGAACTGGATTATTAGAAGCAAGTAATATTGGTCATTATGAAAAGGATAGATTAAAGGATATGATAAATTTATGTAAAAAGTATGGGTTTATATCCAAAGAACATAATGGAGATTGGGTATCTATCGATTTAATGAAGGAAAAGTTTGAATTAGGGCTAGATTGTATTAATGTTGCACCAGAATTAGGACAAATAGAGACAAAAGCAATTTTAAAGAGTATTAAAAGTATTGCTAATGATGAAAAACAAAACAAATTATTTGAACAATTTTATCAAATTTGTTTATTATCAAAAAAATGGGTAAAATGGGTAAGTAAAGATTTTAATCCTGAAGAAAATAAAGAAAAACTTATAAATATTTGTGGTCATTATGTGTTTTCATATCCCGAATTTCAAGAACTAAAAAATGAACTTAATTTTGTTGATAAGGATATTAAAAGAGATTTATTGATAAAATTACGCGAATATCATTCTCTCTATGATAATTTTTATAAGGTATTGATTACGACTTCTGGTGTTGGAAGTAGATTAGGAAATATGACAAAATATACCAATAAATCATTAATTAAGGTTGGAGATAAAATGGCAATATGTCATATTATTGAAAAATACAACAAATATGTTGAATTTGTAATAACGTTAGGTTATTATGGTGATTTTGTAAAACAATTTTTAGAGTTGGCTTATCCAGAACACTATTTTAATTTTATATGGATTAATAAATATCAAGGAAATGGAAGTTCATTAGCATATTCATTATTGCAAGCAAAAAATGAATTAAAATGTCCCTTTATGTTTAATTGTTGTGACTCATTGACAAAAGATGAAATAGTTATACCAAATGAAAATACATTATTTGTAAATAATATTAAATGTGGAACACTATATTCAACAATTAATGTATTGGATGAGTGTTATGTAAAGAATATTAATAATAAAGGTGAACAAATATTTGATTATAGTTATACAGGTATATCATTTATAAAAAATTATATTGATTACTGGAATATTTTGGAAAAAAATTATACAAATAACACTATTGAAATGGGGGATGTTGAAATATTACATAAATTATTAAAACACACAAAAATTAAATATATTGTATTAAAAGAATGGTATGATGCTGGTAATTTAACAGATTTAACTCACCAAATTAAAAAAATATATGAAACAAACTATATTGTATTAGATAAAAATGATGAAAGTATATGTTTTTTTGATAATTATGTAATTAAATTTTTTTATAATACTGAAATATGTCAAAATAGAATCAAAAGAGGTCTTCATTTATACCCATTAACTCCAAAAATATTAGATAGTAAACAAAATTTTATTAAAATGGAACTAATAAATGGTGAATTAATGAGTAATATTAAAACGCATGGAGAAATTCGCAAATTACTTGTTTGGTCAAAAGATAATTTATGGACATCAAATAGTATAAGTATAAATAATTTTAAAGATATATGTAAAAAATTTTATATAGATAAAACAAATCAACGCATTAATAAATCCATAAAAACTATCATTGATTACAATACAATAAATAATATAGATATTGGTTCAATCACGTCATTAATAGAAAATATAGACTTTACAATTTTATTAACTGATGAATATAGTCATTATCACGGAGATTTTATATTAGATAATATCATTAAAACAAATGAGGGTTATAAATTATTAGATTGGAGACAGGATTTTGGAGGAGAATTACTTCATGGAGATAAATATTATGATTTGGCAAAATTAAGACATAATATTATATTTAACCATGATAATGTTTCAAATAACTTATTTGATGTTAAGGTAAAAAATAATAAAGTTATTATTGAATTGAAATGTAATTATACATTAATAAATCAAATTCAAGATTTTGACAACTTTGTATTAGAACACAAAATGGACTTGAAAAGGATTAAATTATTAACATCGTTGATATGGTTAAATATGTCACCATTACACGAATATCCATTGAATGAATTTTTATTTTATTTTGGGAAATATAATTTATTTTTAGAACTTAAGAAATAAAAATAATAAATTAAAATAAGAAATACAAAAAACATGGCGTTGTTTTTTAATAAATGTAATTGGCACAAAAGATACAACGAGTAAATAAATACGTTTATTATTATTATTATTATTAGTATAGGATTGTATTTGTAGTTGGGGATTTACAAGTTTGGTTTGAACCAGTTATTGTATAGTCAGGGAAATAACAAACTTTATTTTTATCGGATAAAAAAGCAGCAGCCCAAGATAATGTGCTTTTTGAACAAACTAATATTTCGGCTTCTTTCATAATATAATAATCTGTAATTACATCGTTATTTTCAATCATAATATCTATATTTTTTTCATTTAAAAAATGTAATATGGATTTTATATAATTTTCTTCAAAATCAGTTGTAGTTTTTTTACAAACAATACATATATTATCTGATATATTATCTGTTATAATAATTTTATTTAATAAAGTTATAATTCTATCTACAGGTAGATATAGATTATGAGTAACAAAATCTTCTAATCTTAAGTGCAATACAATATTATATTTTTTATTAAAATTAGTAGGAGTATTTAAAATATCATACATTTTAAATGTTTCATTATTTCCATCACCCGCATTTACTCCATCTGTAATAATTAAGTGATTTTTATTTGAATTTATATAATTAAATATCTCTGTTCTAAACATTTTATATATACTATCGTGTTGATAAAATCCACTCATCATTAAGTTTTTACTATCTAAATTTATAGATTTGTTTTCTGATAAATATTGAGAAATCTCTAAAAAGTTATCATCTGACAATTGTATATTAGGATTAGGATTATAACCATTATTATGACCGGACGAATATTCTTTATTGGTATTTATACATAATATAGCAGATGCCATATATCTATATATGGCATTTCCAAGTCTTCCTCTTATTACAAAATTTATAGACATTAAATGTAATTAATTAATAATTAAATAAAACGTTTAAATATTTATATTCATTATATTATAAATGTTTAGTTTATGTATTCCTACTATGGATCGTTATGACAGCTTTTTAAAAAGATATCTACCTGAGTATCTTAAGAATGATTTAATTGATGAAATAATAATAATCGACGAAAATGGAAATGATTATAATAAAATAATGAATTATTTTCCAAATAATGATAAAATAAAATTATATAAAAATGAAGTGGTCTTAGGTCCATTTTTAAATAAATTAAATGTATGTAAAAAGGCATCTAAACAATGGATTGTATTAATTGATTCAGATAATTTTGCTGATAATGATTATTTTATTAAAATAAAAGAATATATTGATATGTATACTCCTCCAGAAAATAGTATTTTATCACCTGATTATGGTAATGAAATTTTTAAATGGAAACATCTTTCTTCTTTACCACCACCTACAAATGTAATAAACAAATCTACATATAATCAATTAAAAATATTAGATGATATTCAATCTAAAAAATATAATGGAAATACTGGTTGTATATCACATTTAATGAATCTGGGAAATTTTGTCATAAATAAATATTTAATAAATAATATTGATATATCAAATGAAACATTTCTTACTAAAAATAGTGATTGTTTTGATGTCGTATTATTCAACTTGTTATGTTTTGAACAACTTAATATGAATTTTTATATTATAAATAATTTGAAATATACACATACTACATCTAACGACAGTATATATTTAAAAACAATTAATAAATTAAGACCTTATGCAGAAAATACATATAATAGATTATATAAATTTTTTGAATAATCTTATTATGTATAATAATATAAAGATATGAATTTATAATCATAATAGTAATTATTATGATTATATTAGATATACCAAAAGAATTTCAACCTAATTATAAATCAATATATCCAGGATATAGTTCTGGTAAAAATATGGAGGAAATCTTTTTCGAATTTTTCTCTAAAACAAAAAATGAAATTGAAACGACTAATATTGAATATATTTATTTGCCAGTATTTTGGACATCATATTACGTAACTAATAATTATGCAAAAAATATTGATCGTTTATATAATTGGTTAGATCAATTAGACAAAACAAAAAATTATTTTACAATTGTTCAATATGCATCTGGTATTTTTGTAAAAAATTTTGATTTAAATATATTAGTATTTTCTGCTGGTGGAGGTGGATTAAATATAAATAATAATATTACTACTCGAGAACTAAATTATTATGGATTAAATCGTTCTTGCTTTTGTGGAGAAAAAGGAGACTATGATATACCATTAATGTGTTTACCATTAATACCTTCTTTGAAAATAAATAAATCTATATTTTGTTCTTTTATGGGTAGATTTGATACACATAAATGTAGAATAGATATGCGAAATTTACTACAACATAATAATAAATTTGTATTTTATGAATCACTTGGTTTTGAACAATATAAACAAATTTTAAATAGTAGTATTTTTACATTGGCTCCAAGAGGATTTGGTTATACTTCTTTTAGAATTTACGAAGCTATTATGGCAGATAGTATTCCAATTTATATATGGGATGATAAAAGAGTTTTACCCTTTTCAAATAAAATTAATTGGGATGATTTTTCAATTATTATACATCAAAATGATATTCATATGCTTCCAAATATATTAGAAAATACAGATATTACTAAAATGCAGAATAACTTACAAAAAATAAAACATCTATTTACATTTGAAGAAACTTTTAAATATATTACTAATTCATTAAAATAATTTAAATATAAAAGTTAACTATTTAATATACAATACTATGAATAATACTATGAATAATACTATGAATAATACTATGAATAATAAAAAAATATCTGTCGCTATACCTCATTATAATAATACGATGTTTATTAATGATACATTATTGCCTCTAATTAATGATGATAGAATTGGTGAAATTATTATACGCGACGATAAATCAAACGATTTTAATAAATTAATTGAAATAGTTGATTTAAATAATAAAATATGTAATAATAAAATTAAACTTTTTCAAAATATAACAAACATTGGTTGTTATCATAATAAATTATTATCTATAAATGATTGCTCTTACGATTGGACTATTCTTTTAGATTCTGATAATATTTATGATAAAACATGTATAGATGTTATATTTAATTTACCTGAATGGAATACTAATATTATTTATGCTCCTATGTGGGCAAATACATTCCCTGGTAATTCTTCTCCTAATTTAAATTACTCTATTTATACCAATCAAAAAATATCAAAAGATATATATTTACGTGAATTTAATAATATTACATTTCAGTGTTTAATTAATACGTGTAATTATTTTTTACCAGTCAAAAATTATGTAAACTGTATGAAGAAATATAACTATGAACGTTGTATTATTGATAGTTTAGATTCGGCTGTTTTATTTTCTGATTGGATACTAAATAAAAATAATATTTTTGTAGTTAATAATCTTATATATAAACATCGCTTACACCCTAATTCAAATTATAATATTTCTTCTTCTAGAAAACATGAGAATAATGTAAAACATATGTTATTTAATAAAATATATAATATGTTATAAATAATATTTAAATATTGTATATTTTATTATATTATAAATGCTAATAAACGTTAGAGAATTAGTACAACGATTTAATATAAAAATTAAAGGTATTCTTCATATTGGCGCGCATGAATGTGAAGAGTTGAGAGATTATGAAGCGGTTGGTGTAAATCCGTCAAACACTTATTGGGTTGAAGCTATGCCAAATAAAGTTTCTTTCTGTCGTGAACGTTATGGTCCGAATTTACATATTTATCAAGCGGTTATTGATGAACGTGATGGAGAGAATATTTTATTTAATATTACTAATAATGGACAAAGTTCGTCTATTTTAGAATTTGGCTCTCATTCAACGAGCCATCCACAAGTTCATGTGATAGGGAAAGTTCACGCTACTACAACACGCTTGGATACTTTAATTGAACACGAACATATTCCCATTACAGAATTGAATTTTATTAATTTAGATATTCAAGGTGTTGAACTGCGTGCATTGAAAAGCATGGAAAAATACCTTAATCATATTCAGTATATTTATACTGAAGTGAATACCGAAGAAGTATACAAGGGTTGTAATCTCATTGGCGAAATTGATGATTATTTGCATGGTTTTGGATTTGAACGTGTTGCTCAAAATATTTACTCACAATTTGGATGGGGTGATGCTTTTTATATTAAAAAATAAATATTTTATAGATCATATTATATTTATTTTTTTTATATATATTTTTATTTATTTTATTATAATATTAAATATTTATTTTATGCCAATTCGGTGGGAAGAAATCTGTCATGTTTTTATAACCCATGGCTGCACCAAACCAAGTTGATGGATAATATACATAATGTTTTTCATTGTCATTGCCATTATCATTGTCATTGCCATTATCATTGTCATTGTTATTGTCATTGTTATTGTCATTGTTATTGTCATTGTTATTGTCATTTGTAGCCTTTTGTATAGAAGATTTTATACTACCTCCAAAATAAGCACCCCACCAACTGAATGTGCTGTTTGCTATTATAAAATATTTACACAATGACATTGTCATCATTTGTTCCCAGTCTAATAGGTCGTGATCAATACATTGAAATGTGAATTTATCTTTGAATTCGGGGTTTTCTTTCAGCGGCGTGATGAATTTGGTTTCAACATAGTCTTGGTCAGCCTTTTCACAGAAATAAAGAATTGGGTGAGGGTCAGGTGAGGTTGTGGTTGTGGTTGTGGTTGTGTCTTTGAGAAATTGTGTTAATGCTTTTGTATAATACGCTAAGGACATGATTGGATGATGATTTGGTAGATTTTTATAATCTCCTACTCGAAAATGTAGTGCGATTGTATTGTTATATGCGTTTGCTGCTGTTTTCTCTCTTATCTTTTCCTGACATTCTTGTACATTTAATAATCGGTATATTTTTTCTTGTTCTTCTTGGAAATACTTGAATGATTGAAAATAACCAAAAAGGCGTATATGCCCTTCGTCATAAAATGGTAATGCATGATAGTGAAAACCTAGTTCGGGAAGTATTCGTGGCTTATTGTTTGTCGGTGGTGCTTTTACAAATGGTTTGAGATTTTGGAGTAGTGCTGTATCCCAATATGTTTTTTTACGTTCACCATGATGAATTGGGTTATTCGAAAAATAAAAGAGAGATTTGTTTTTGAGACTATAGGCCAGAATGGCGAAAATTTGAAACAATTGATTGCCTAGTCCGCCCATTATTTCTGCGGTTGTATATTGCATTATTGTATTTTACTATTTATTAGTCGGTTTGTTTTTATATATATATTAAATGTTAGTTATATATTTAAATGTTAGTGCGTATATTTTAAATATATAATGAAAATTGTTACTTCCGTTGTTAATAATCCTACATTTATTGAAATTCAATATCATACTTTCAAAAAGTTTTTGAAACTTTCAAAGGGCGAGGGCGAGGAGTTTGAATTTATTGTCTTTAATGATGCCAAACCCTTTGCTGATTATTCAAATGATGGTGATATTACTTTACGAACTAAAATCGCTGATACGTGTTCTCGGTTAAATATTCAATGTATTATGGTTCCAAATGAACATCATAAACAACAATTAAGTGCTGCAATTCGTTGTGCTGATTCCATGAATTATATTTTATCATATCAATTAGCATTTCCCGATAAATATTTATTAGTTGATAGTGATATGTTCTTGATTGACTATTTATATCTGGATAACACCTATTTTAATTATTCATGTGCTCTATTGTTACAGAGTAGAAATGAGTATCAACTAAATTATATTTGGAATGGGATTTATTATTTTGATATACCAAAGATAAAAAATATACATTTATTAAATTGGAATGAGGGTAGAGGTGGTGATGTTGGTGGTATGACTGAAGAATGGCTTAAATTACAACTTGCATCTGAAGGTGGCGGTGGTGGCGGTGGCGACGGCGTTATGCCCAAGACGGACGATTTGCGTTGGAAGAAAAACCAAACATTCCATACTGATAGTATTTATTTTATCAAACATTTATGGAGTTGTTCTTGGAATGAATCCGAAATGCCAGATAATTTGAAATTATTAGATAATTATAACGAATTATTAACCTTTTTTAAAGAAGATGTGCGGAATGTAAATAATAATTTTTATTGTGAAATTTATGACAATGTTTTTTTACATTATAGAGCCGGTGGAAATTGGAATAAAGAAGGTATGGATTTACACAATAAACTTACTGAAAAATTGAAAAAAATACTTGTTCGTGATATGTAAACCTTGTGTTATTTGTTTATATTTTATATTTTATATTATGTTTTATATTATGTTTTATATCAATAATATAATATAGTGGGAAGAATAATATGAATAATAATAATTCATTTATTTATGTAGACAATCAAAAATTATATGATACAGATAGTAATACTCGGCAATATAGTGATCGGTCATATAATGTTGATGATAATATTCATGATAATGTTGATGTTCATGATAATGTAGTTATTAATGTTGATGATAATGTTGATGATAATGTTGATGATAATGCTGATGATAATGCTGATGATAATGCTGATGATAATGCTGATGATAATGTAGTTATTAATGTTGATGATATTTTATTTGGGAGCGAGCCAAGTGATTCTGAAAATAGTAATAGTCTGGGCGGCGATGGCGGCGATGGCGGCGGCGGGGATGACGTTATTTATACAAAATTATCCTATCATGATGTGCGTGCCCAAATTAACAAATCATACGAACAAGACATTGTTCATCGTTATTCATCTGCACTTGATATATTGGCTAGTTATATTAAGGGGCAAAAAACAATTTATATGGAAACACGTACTTATTTGGTTAAAATTTTGAATATGTTAATGTTTCCAGCTATGTTTTTATCTGGATTTATTACAGTTATCCAATCACCTATTGGTGTTTCGCATCCTTTTATTTTATCAGGCATATCTGCCCTTGTTACATTTTTATTAGCCATTATTAGTTATACAAAATTAGAAGGAGCATCAGAAGCACATAAAATATCTTCTTATCAATATGATAAATTACAATCTTTTATTGAATTTCAATCTGGACAAGTTCTTCTTTTCAGTAATCCTATTTTAAATAATGAAAATATGGAACGAATATTTGATAAACAAAAAAAAATCATTGATTCCTCATCCTTACCTTATTCTTCCGCCGAAGAAAATAATATTAATGTTTATAATTCTAATTCATATAATCTATCAGAGGAAGAAAGAAATAGGGCTGAAACCGAAAATAAAAAATTTGAGGAGGAGAGAAAGAGGATGGAAAAAAATGCGATGATGAATGCGCTTTATCAAGAACGTTTACAGGCCGAAAATGAACTTATTGCAAATATGCGTGATAATATGGTTCGAATTGAATCTGAAATCTGTGATATAAAAGAAACAAATCAGTTTATTATTCCGCAAACGATTCGTTATACTTATCCTTTACTTTATAATACTAATGTTTTTTCGGTTATTAAAAAGATTGACGATTTTCGAGCCAAAACCTTGACTGAATTGAAGCACATTAAAAATGAATTGCGTTTTATTAATGCCTATATAAAAAAACATACAAACACGTATACTACATTAGTTAATAAGAATAACTTACAATACAAAAATGAAACCATTCGTGATATTATTATAAAATATAAAGAACGTTCAAATAATTTGTTTGCCGAGAAGAAGAAAATTATCAATGTTATTTTATACTTGAATACTGCTTTTTCTATGATTGATAAAATGTTTCAACAAGAAATATTGAATGCCAAATTGCGTAAAGATTATTGGGTGCGTTTTCGTTTGTATGATATATCTCAATGCTGTTGTTGTTCAGATAAAATAAAATTATTATTACCTAGCAAATATATTGAGCCAGAATTATCTGGAGGGGATATTTTTTCACAAATTATGGGTGTGGGTTTTGATAGTTGATTCAAATAAAAAAGAGTTTTTCCCTCTCTCTCTTTCTTTTTTTCTGTTTATTGAAACCCATATACTGAGTCATTGTCATCATCGTCTTCGTCTTCGTCTTCGTCTTCGTCTTCGTCTTCGTCTTCGTCTTCGTCTTCGTCTAATGAACTTCTTGCTGCTACTTTTAACTGGTTAACAAATCCCAATTTTTTAATATGTAAATATATCGAGTATGTATCTAGTGAATAACAAGGTGCGTAGAATTCGGCTTCGGCTTCGGCTTCGGCTTCGGCTTCGGCTTCGGCTTCGGCATTCCTGATTGTCATCGTTTCACTCATGGTATAGTGAAAGGTGTTGACGGGTTTTTCTTGGCCAATACGCCAG